ACTTCAATTCTGTTTATACTACTAGGAGTTTGTCCTCCTGAAACCCATCCTCTCCCTGATCCAGGCATATAGGTTACGGATGGTCTTTGTACTTGTGCACCACCCATACCACCTTCTGAATTAGCAATTCCACATGTAGATTTTCTAGCAACACTTAAATCTCCAAAGTCAGTAAAAGTTGATCCTGCTACAAAACTACAAAAATCTATTACATTAGAAACACTTGGATTAGCACCACCACCATGTAATCCTCTTGTTTGACTACCTGCACCTTGTTCAAAAAATCTACCAACTGTTAATTGTCCAAAATTAGTAAAACTACCTGTTGTTGCTATTATACATTGTTCATAAGAACCATTTGATAAAGTTGATTGTCCATTTGTAATTACACCTTTTACATTATTTGAGCTTCCTGTATTTTGATTTTTTGATGTAATCATATCACCAAAGTCTGATGCGTCACCTTTTGATGCAAAAGTAATAAGATGAGTAGTTTCTTCTGGGCCCGTAGCTGCAGGTGCATCTCCACCACCATTACCACCAGTCCATATACCTCTTGTTGTACTAGCAATAGCTGCTACAAATGCTTCACCTGATCGTAAATCACCAAAGTCTACTGCATTAGCAGTTGTTGCATAAGATATTTGATCTATAATATTATAATAAGTTCCACTTCCATTATCTCCACCACCAAATAAACAAATTACTTCATTACCACAACCTGCAATCCCTAATCTTCCAGTTGTTAAATCACCAAAGTCAGAGCAATTACCCTCTGATTGAAAATTAAAAGTTTGTATTACATTCACAGCACCATCACCACCACCGAATACACCTTTTACTTTATTTCCTGCACCACCCATGTATTGTCTATTTGCAACAAGATCACCAAAGTCTGAGGCATTACCTGTAGTCAAGGGACTTACTTTATCAATTACATTTGTAGTTGAGCCAGAATTACCACCACCCCACATACATAAAGGTGCTACATCTATAAACTCATTTGCTCTCGTTAAATCATATCGTTCTTTAATATCCCAAATAGCCATTATCCTTGTAAGCCTCCATGTGAATCAGAGCCACACATAACACCTTCTTTAACTTCTAATAAATCTCCAAAATCTTGAGCATTACCAGTAGATGCAATAGTTATAAATTGTAATACATTTATGTTATTAGGTGATATTCTACCTCCACAGAAAACACCTCTAACATTATTACTCATTCCATTTGGTCCTGTTTGACCATTAAGTAAATCACCAAAATCTGTAGCGTCACCCGTTGATGCTATTGTTATGTAATCTATTATATTTGCAAGTGATGGTCCTGGATCTCCTCCTGAAAAAACACCTCTTGTACTAGAAGATAATGCACCATTTCTTGTTCTCGCTTCTGTTAAATCACCAAAATCAGTGGAGTCCCCTGTGCTTGCAATTGTAACATAATCCATAACATTTGATGCACCTGGTGCAGCTCCTCCTCCAGTTACACCCCTTGTTGGCGAACTACAAGAAGCAGGAACTTCTCTTGCAACAGTCAAATTTCCAAAATCTGTTCCGTTACCGACTGAAGCCATTGTGATGTATTCTATTTCATTTACAACACTACTTCCTCCTGCTCCTCCAGCCTCACTCAATCCTCTAGTTGTACTACACGATCCTGTCGATGTGCTGTTAGCTCTAGTAGATAATAGGTTTCCAAAATCAGCTCCGTTACCTTGTGATTGCATTTCTACATATTGTATTGTATCTGATTCTGTAGTAAGAGCATCACTATATCCACCTTGCATAATCATTCTTGTTGAAGATGAGTTAGCTGAACCAAAAGACATTGCTGTTGACATATCTCCAAAATCAGCTCCATTACCTGTTGATGCTATATTAAAAAATTCAATTGTGTTTTTTGCTGCTGGTGAATTATATCCACCCATTACAATACCTCTACTTGATCCAGGTATATGTGTAGGTCTTGTTCCTTGATACCCATCATTTAAACCACCGTGCGAGTCAGAAACCTGAACAGTTTTAGAACCTCTGACTGCTGTCATATCTCCAAAATCTGTAAACGTTCCACCGTTTGCAATTATACCAAAATCAATTGTGTTAACAGCACTACCACTAGTATTTTGTCCACCCATCAAAACAGCCCTAACACTGTTCCCCGTTCCACCAGTGCTAATTCTTGTTACACTTAAATCTCCATAATTTATCATATTACCTTGTGAAGCGATCGTAAGAAAATCAACTGGTCCTGTTTGACCACCATCATAAGCTCCCATGGTAATACCTCTTGTTGAGGAAGAAGTAGACGCTTGAGTTGTTCTAGTTGAAACACAATCACCAAAATCTGAAGCATTTCCTGTTGTTAAAATTTCTACAAAATCTATCGTGCTTACCTCACTAGGTGTTCCACCTCCTGCAAAAACTGCTCTTGTAGGTGAAGCTACTCCTGTAACCAACTGTCGTGCTTGTGAAAGATCTCCAAAATCTGTGGCATTACCTGTTGACGCCATAGTAACATATTGAATAACATTTGACACTGACGGTGTTCTACCACCTGCTGTTATACCTCTTACAGAGTTAGAAGTTCCTCCAGCTATATCAACACTTGTTGCAAGATCTCCAAAATCTGCAGCATTGCCAAGTGTTTTAATTATAACATATTCTATATTGTTAGTGCTACCTGCTGGAGTGCCTCCAGCAAACATTCCTCTTATAAGAGAACTGTAACCATTACGTCCTGCAACATTAGTAGTAATATCACCAAAATCTATTGCATTACCTGCAGACGCTATAGTTATTGCATCAATTTGTGTTACGTTTGATGGTGAACCACCACCTTGTGATAAACCTCTAGATGCATGATTACGCCAGTAGCCACCCATAACAGCATCATGAACTTCTTTCAAAGTCCATACGCCTGAACAATCATCCAGTTGTGGGTAGTTAGCCATTTAAATTCCTTAGTCTATTTTTTTAGACCAAATGCCAGCTGCTGCAGTAGTTTGATTAAAAGGTACTTCATTTCCATCTGCATCTTCTGTTGTCCAATCAGATGTATAACTATCTAAATAAGTTTTTACTGCTGCTTCATTTGCTAATTCACCTAATCCAGTTTCACTAGATCCATTTACAGTTGCACCAATCATATCCCAATCTTGGGGA